TTATTTTCTCTTATTACTTTTATTATTTCTTTTGAACCCATAGCATCTGCTATATCATCAAAAGCACTCATACCACTCTGATACCATTTCTTTGCACCAGGCCATTCTTCAGCAGCTCTTGTTATTGCTCTTAAACCATCATCACCAACTGCTTTAGTTATATCATCTGAGTATAATAAAATATTATTTTTACTTAAAAGATTATCAAACTCATTCATAGCTGATTTGTAATTTTCAAATAAACTACGATTA